TCTCTTAGTTCCAATAACCTTTCCTTATGTAGTGCAGATCCAGAGATTGTTGAACGTTGTTCCTTAGGATTACCAGAAGATTATCGTTTTAAAAAAGTAGCAAAATATGGATATAATATCTCACATGTTAAAGGGGTTCTTGCGGGAGGAAAACCAAGTGTTGTGCGAGAGATCCTAAAAACACTTGGGGTCTATGGTAAAACATCAATTGATAAGTTTATTCCTAAGTCTTATTTGACAGCATCGATACCTGATCGAGAAGCATTGTTACAAGGGCTGCTAGACACAGATGGTACTGTTGCATCTACAGGAGGGGTGTCTTTTTGTACAACATCTACAGCTCTTGTTAAAGATGTAACAGAACTAGTTCAATCCCTTGGAGGGATAGCAACACAACGTGCGTCACAATTAAATACATACCTAAACAAACATCAAGAGCGTGTACGTACGACAACACCATCAGTTACCTTAGGTATCAAATTACCAGATAGCATTAAACCTTTTCACTTACACCGTAAAGCCCAAAGATATTCTCCTTGCACCAAGTATCTTCCTTGCCGCAGCATTAAAGATATTCGTCCATCAACAACAGAAAAAGTACGTTGTATTGAAGTAGCTGACACCTGTCATACTTTCTTAACTAAAGATTATATTGTTAGTCATAATTCGGCAAAGTCAACGACCTTAGGTTTGTTTACTGCATGGGCTATTGGTGTACATACCACAGCTAAATTACCTTTACAAATTCTTTATCTTTCTTATACTGTTGAAATTGCACGTCCTAAGTCAGCTGCAATTAAACGTATTATAGAAAGTCGTAAATATCAAGAAGTATTTCCTGCAGTAAGACTTCTTAAGAACGTAACAAGTAATGAATACTGGTCAGTGGACCATAAATTTGCAGGCATAGAAAGTATCGGAGACGAGATGTTTACTCTCTGTGCTGCAGGCTTAAAAGGCTCAGTGACATCTAAGCGTTCCCATCTTTGCCTGATAGGGGATACACTGGTGTTAACAAATCATGGCAACGTTCCAATTGCCACTATTTATGCAAATCCTGACGACTACCAAATTGCTACCAGAAATCACACCACAGATCAAATTGAGTGGAGCAACGTGGCCGCAGTTACAAAACGTAATACCAAAGGAATTATTAGCATTGAAACAGAATGTGGAAATAAGATTCAATGCACTCCCGAACATCCTTTCATTACGGCGGACGGAAGGCAAAAGAGGGCAGCAGATTTTAGTCCAGGGGAAACCATTGTCGGATTATCCAACAGGGGACAAGTTGACACATTTACTAATTCTTGCAAGAGATTGTTCAATTTGCGTTGGTTGCAACACCTCGGAACACAAATAGCTATTAAACAACGGGCAACTGAGAACCAATCTTTGTGTCCACCATATAGATCACAATCCTTCAAACAATACCCCACAAAATTTAATCACGTTGTGCAGGCAGTGCCATGTAGCACATCACCAGATAACAGACAAAGCTGGGAGGCCGTCACCATTTCTAGAGTTGAGTTCTTTAGCGAAAAAGAGGAGTTTGTCTATGACTTAGAAGTCAGTCATAGCAGTCATAATTTTATTGCTAATGGTTTAAATGTTTTGAATTGTTTAATTGACGACTGTATAAAATCTGCTACGGATATAGCTAACCCTGATATACGTAAGGCAATGCAAGATAACTGGAACGCAGTTATTTCCCCAACTATGTTTGAAGGTGGAAGAGCAATATGTCTGGGCACCAGGTTTAGACATGACGATATACATGCCACTACATTTAATGAACAAAATAATTGGCGACAGATCGTATTGTCTGCAATTCAACAAGATCCTAAAACAGGAGATGAACTTTCCTATTGGCCTGAAATGTGGTCACTTGAATACCTAAAGGAAAAAAAACGAACGGCACCTATTGCATTCTCTTTTCAGTACATGAATCAAATAGTCAGACAAGGTGAATTATCCCTGGCACCAGAACTAATTGTAAAAGCCGAGATAGCAACAGAATTTGATTCACTTGGAATAGGGGTTGATTTATCTGCTGGTATTAAAGAAAAGAATGACTACACCGTAATGGTTCTAGGTGGACGCATTGATGATCGTATCCATATTATTGATTACCGCAGGATACGGGCCATGGGTAATCTAGAAAAGCTAGATGAAATGAAAGAATTACTTAATGATTGGTCAATCATAGGAAAGGATGACAATGGGAATTACTTCCCAACCTTTTCTACTTGTGATGTTTGGTCAGAAGCCGTCCAGTATCAAGCCTCTCTCGAAGCCGACTTTAAGAGGATTTGCCTTAATGACGAAGGTCTGCACAACTTGATCTGGCACCCCGTCAAGGGCTTCCGTGCAGATAAGCTGGCGCGGTTTAGGGGGATTATAGGCATGTTTGAAGAACGAAAAATAATCTTTAATCGTTTTCGGAACTTCACTAATCTCTTCGAGGAACTCACAAACTTCGGCGTGAGTAGTCATGATGATTGTGTGGATGCGTTGGTATGGCTAGTAAATGGATTGGCCAAAAAAGGAAAGCTCCAATTTGATTACTAGACCTTAGAATAGTAGCAGAAAGAACAGGCTGACGCATTGGGACCCGAACTCTTGCTGGTTATTATTGGCTTTTCGGTACCAGCTGTTACTGGTGTTGGGTGGGTGACGAATAAATTGTTAGGCCGTTTTCATGAACGCATCCTTCGTGTGGAAAAACGAATGGACAACACCGATGCCGATCTGAATTCCATGTATCATCGTTTACCTATTGAGTATGTTCTTAAGGTTGATTTTTTAAGAGAGATGCAACAAATGCAGGATAATTTTAAACAGATTAATATTAAACTTGATAAACTAATTGAAAAGTTGTAACCAAATGAATTACACCCTTGAAATCCAAGAAGACAGCAACGGAGATTATTTTATTGAATTTCCCACTGAAATAGTAGAAGCCCTTGGTTGGGCAGAAGGAGATATTTTAGAATGGAAATTAAAAGCTCAAGGTGTAATTTTATCAAAACTTAATGATCCAACAGGATATGAAGCAATAGAAGAATAGGTTGATAGAATAGAAACAATGATTGATAAATAAATGAGAGTAAGTGGATTTCAGAATGTTCCAGGGGCACCTGGTAATTTACTAGCTGGCATTAACATGTCAGGTTTTGATATTAATAAGAGACCAGGAACACTAGGAGGACGTGCAGGAGAACAGCTTAAAGGTATTTACGAAGGTGGTACACAACAGAATCAACAACTGAACGAAGAGTTAAGAAACAGAGGCATCATGCCACGAGGTGTGAATCTTCCTTTAGTTCAAGGAGGGCCTTCCCCTCTTGGTAATGCAGGATTCTTTGAAGGGCAAAATATTAATGCTTTCCAAACTCCTTTTTCTAATCCTTTACTAGCAGAAAATCAAGGACCTAGTACACCTGTTAAATACTATCCTGATGCAAATAAAGGACAAGGAGGATATCTTCCTAATCGTGGTGCAGGCTATCCCGCAAATGTGCGCCCTAAAGGCCAGCAGCTTCTTGCTCAAGGGGATCCCGATAACGTTGAGGACAACGAACAAATGTTAAATCAATTTTCTTTACCAAATGGATTTATTAATAAATACATCTCTTGAAGTTATTAATCTTTAACTAAATTAGTAATTTATAACATGTTATGAATCCTTTTGAACAATTACTAGCTAATTTAAAAATTCCAAAAACCCTCGGTGATGTACCTCAGTTAACTGGTGTAATACCCTCTTCGACTGCTTTAAGACATTCACCAGTTGCAGCTAATTTATTTAGTGCTTTTACAGGTGGTCCTTTAAAGTTAAAGGATTTTAATAATACGGGTAGTGCAACTATTAACCCTCTGGCAGGAGGAATGAACCTGTCTTTTGGAAATGGTTTTGGCGTAGATTTAAATGCAAAAAATAAACAAATAGGACTACAGACCCCAATTGGCACTTTAAGCGGTAATTTCAACAAGGACAACCCAGGGGTAAATGTAGCATTTCCTGTAGGAAAAACTGCTGATGTGCAAGCTGGTTACGATCCTACACGCGGAGCGTTTGGCGAATTTAATTTTAACATTCCTTTTGGCGGTAATCAACAACCTTCTGGCGGACGTTTACCTATACCTTCTTTACCCTCAAACCCAGTACCAGAAGTTGTTCGCCCACCTTCTACAGGAAGATTTCTTTCTGGTGATACACCTCTCCACCTTCTTCCAAAAGCAGAATTATCTGATCCTGAACAAAAATTTCTAAATGATTTTATACGTGGCCGACTATAAATGTCCTAAACTTTCACTAGAGATGCTAAGATTTACAAAACCAAACTTTAATAAATAAGCTGTGGACGCTAACTCTCGCCTAAAAGAAATTATTGATTCCTACATCGAGAAAGATGGCGGAGCAAATATTGACACAGGTATTGTTGCGTCCCATGTAGCACAAATGAAACTCTTTGGTATCCGCCAAGGGGTAGAATTTTTTCCTTCTCAAGATAATTTTGGTAATCAACGCAAAGATTTTGTCGATAGGGTACTCAAATACAACAGGATGGATACCCGCTTAGATTCAATCTGGGAGTATTTTCTGTGTGATGGACAAGGTTTGTTTTATATCAGACCTACTGAGTCTAATTACCGACTTTACTTTTTCCGCCAGCATGAATACCGTTCTTACTACGGAATCAATGGCGAGTTAGAAGAAGTAATTATTATCTATAGCTATAAAGTAAGACAAGGATCAGGTTTCAGCGATGGTGTTAACATCACTAATATCTCAGGTAATGCTATTACTGGTCCACAGGGAGCCAAGCGATATATTAAATTATCAATTAAAGATAAGGTAATCGAAGAAACGCATAGTGAAGGAGAGATGTCCTTTGACTTGCCTAGTTATAATGTCCCCGGACGTACTCAAACATTTAAAAATACACTCGGATTCATTCCTTGTGTAGAAATCTTCAATAGTCCCAAGGGTTTTTCTAACGAAGGGGTAGGAGAATTTGATGCATTAGCCAATCATATTGTCACGCATGACGAAATGGTACGTACCATGCGTAAGAATGTACAGTTCTTTGGTAATCCAACTCTTCTTTCATCAAGACCTAAGACAGATCTTATGGAAGCAGGATCTGATTCTACTGTTCAACGTCCTTCTATTGCAGCAAACTCTGGTTTTACTGGATTAGGTTCATTAAGTCAATCACGATTTAAATCAGATCCTCTTTCTAGAGGAATGGATGGACAGATCAGAGTACCTAGGGTGATTGCCAACCTGGAACCGAATGATCGTGTTGGTTATATTGTCCCAGATGCTATCACTGGAGATCAAAATAACTTTGCACGTCAGTATCGAGAAGAAATACGAACAGCTCTAGGGGGTGTAGACGATCTTTCTATCTCCGCTGGTATCACAGCAACAGAATATAAATCATTATTCGGTCGTGTATCAGCAACATCCAAGAAGAAAGCAAATGCTATTTATACATATGGTATTTGTAGGTGTTTAGAGTTAATCATCTATCAAGAAGAACGTTTATTCCGTGATACATTAGCTGCTTCTAGTGGAATTGAAAAGCCAATAGAACCATCAGAGAATGCATCTAAAGAAGAAATTGATTTATATGAAGCCAGTTTAAAAGGATTTGAAGAGAAAGTTAAACAAATAATGAAGGCTTGTGTAGAAACTCAATACATACCAACAGGCGTCATGGGCTTAATACCAGACGGGGATCTAACCATGCTTTGGAGGTGGTTAGGTCCTGTTTACGAAGACTCCACGCAAGATATTTTAAATAATTCTATCGTGGTACGTAACCTCCAAGAATTAGGTGTTGATAGTATTGAAGCACTGAAGTACCTCTTCCCGTCAAAAACGGATGAGGAGCGGGCCTCGATGTTATCGGGATTCCCGTTCAGGATGGTCAACGAATTGCAAGGTGCTTACTCAGCCTTTGCAAAATTAGTGGGGGGCATGATGCAGACCCCTCACCCGCAGTCACCAGATTTACCGATGGCTGCAGACCCACGTCTTGACCTTACACCTTATCTGTATCGTACCTTAGAAGCATTACAAAAGGAGATGAGTTATGCAGGACGCTACCGTCCAATCGATCCCACAGATGAGCCAAGTACCAACCGCAGTAGCGCCAAGCAGCTACGTGGCAGTACCAGCGCCTCAAGCTCCAGCACCGAGCTACCAGGGACCGGTCAATTACCAGGTGGGTACCAGTTACCCCCAAGCGGTGCCACAAGCGCCTATCAGCTACCAATCAAGCCCTACTCAGTACGCCCCCCAATCCCAACCGGCGGCACCCCAGAACAGCCCATGGGAATCGGCGTTCAACAAGGTGGTGGGTCTGCTGAGCGCACCAGTCCAATCCCCGTTCCAGGGTCAACCCTCGGCTCCGACGCCAACATACGCCCCGGCCAATTACGGTCAGACGTACAACGGCCAAGCTACGCCCAACTTGGGGACGCAGACCTCGTATCCCAACCAGGAATCCTCAGCCAATTATTCCCAAACTTCCTCGAGTCCCTCACTGCCCGAAATAGCGGACTACCTGGGCCTGAGCAACGAAAGCCGCCAGGTGATCGACGCGTTCGGGGTAGAAGCACCAGCCGTCCTAAATAACTATGCTCTCCAATTGGAGACAATGTTGGACAATGCTGTTGCATGGGGCCAAAAAGCTAATGGTTTGCTGCATGGTTATGCCAACTTTGCTGTAAATGAGCACCAAGAGAATCTCGCTTATAACGAAATTCTGACTAATCCTGATGTACTGAGTGACTACACTTTGAAGTTCTTCGGTCCTGAAGGTCCTTATCCTGTATATGAAAGTGAGGGCGAATTGGAAACACCTGGTTATCGCACAGAGCAAGTAGTACCTGGTTATGGGAATTTCCCTGCACCTCCTGATGCTGCTGCTCCACAACAACCCCAAAACTTCTGGGGTGGATTCAATGAGATCATGGCACGAGATCCCCAAAATGCCTGGCGTGTTCTTAACCAAGCTCAACCTAATACTGTAGCTAACAAGCTATTTGTAATGGAGTGAGGCCATGCGTCCACTTCTTAAATACGGAATCCCTGCAGCCGCTGGTTTAGCTACCGGTGGTTATGCTCTTTCACAAGGTGAAGATCCAGGTTCTGCTGCGGTAGCTGGACTTACTGGCGCTGCTGGTGCATATGGAGGTCTTCGTTTAGCTGGTAAATACAGCCCTTCGCTTGCGCAGGATAGTAAACGTTTACTTGGTAAAACAGAAGACAAGCTATCCCGTGCAAGTTACAACACCGAAAATGATCGTATCTCAGACGTATTATTAGGTCTTTCTGGTGCTGCAGGTAATGTTGCCGACCGTATTACACCTAGGGGTATGGGTAAAGTTACAGCAGCGGGCTTAGTTCCTGGGGCTTCAGCACTTGCTGGATTAGGTGGAATTGCCCTTGGTGCTATACCTAGTTCTATGGGGATTCCAGGATTTGCCGATCAACCCATTGATCCCGAATCTTACGGATCTAGCAATTCACCCGGTGCCCGGTACAAACAAACAACAGGCACTGCAGGTATTAGTAACTATCAACGATAGTTAAATTAGTACCTGCTAAAATTTTCATAGATAAAGACAGTTGTACGTCTGAATCTTTTCACCATACATCCTGCAATATAGGAGGATAAACTAAAGTGTTTATTGATACCGATTTTCCAAAGATCTTAGGTGCAGAACTTTACCGTCCTCACCCTGCTTACATCTGCGAGATGGCCGTAGAACCAGTAGTGGTTCATGACTTTACTCGTCAGCCTGGTCAAACCGTTCAACTTGATCGCTACAAATTCTGGGGCACTCCTGGTACTAAGGATAGCCGCGAACGTATTTCCGATCAAACCATTGGTACTGCCAACAGCCGTAACATCACCAAGGAAAAAGTCCTTGTGGTGCTTAAGGAATACACTGGCCCTGCGGATCCTTCTGATCCTACTCAGCCTAGTACCTTTAAGATTGCTCGTGAAACTCTGATTACTGCTCAGCGCATGTTGCTGGACACAGGTAATCTGAATATGTTCCACCAGTCTATTGGCTCCCTTACACTTCTTGATGATTATCGCCGTTGGCGTGATCGTGTGTTTATTGATGAACTAGCCAAAGCAGAAGCTAATGGCGAAGCATCAACATCACAAGGTGGTTACTACTTCCCAACTGGTGCTGCTAAGGATTCCAGTGGCCGTATTTCTTACACCACTGCTCAGTACACAGCTAACGCACAACAGTTCCACGTATCTACCGACCTGTTGAATGTTGTTAAGGATCTCCGTAAGCGCAACGTACCTACCTTCTCTGATGGTCTGTATCGTTGTATTTGCGATCCTACATTCATGATGCACCTGCGTCGTGATGCTGACTTCCGTGAAATTGCACGTTATTCAGGTAATCCTGGTCAAGGCATGTATATGTCTGGCAATCCCATGATGCCTAATAATGCTAGTTTCTACCAAGGTCCTCAAGCGGGTCAAGGTTACTTCCTGGCTGGTGAACCTGTAATGCCTACTGGCGTTCAGTTTGAAGGTGTTAAATTCTATGAATCTACCAACTTCCCAACCAAGAATATTACAGCTAGCTTTACTGATGCTCCTGCTTATACTTCCCAGGAAGTAGCCCAAGGTTTCTTCTTTGGTCCTCAAGCAGTAGGCGTTGGTGTAGGCGGTCCTAATGCTCAAGTTCTCATTAACAATAATGATGACTTCAGCCGCTTTATCATTCTTATCTGGCAACTGTATGCTGGTTTTGAAATCCTGAACAAGGACTTTGTTACCACTGCTTACAGCTTTGTCAGCGATGACGGCGTTCTTTGATACAATAAATAAAACAACAAGGAGAAATAAATGACTTATTTGACTTCCAAAAAGATCTACCCTGGCAACTGGGTAGAAGCTCTTAATGGCTGGTACAAAAACTTTGACTCCACTGGCGCTGGTGGAAGTGCAGATGCGTCTAAGGCTGGCCCTACATCTGTTCTAGCTATTCCCGGTTATCGTTACTTTCAGCAACGTGGTTATGTTCCTGTAACCTGGGTGTCTGGTGATTCTGCTACTTATGGTCAAACCATGAGTGTTATCATCCCATCTCCTTACAGGCAAGATGATACTCGTACTGATATTACCGGAATGGTAATCAGTGGTAACTCCACCCAAGCAGGCTATGTTTACCGCGCTGCAATCTCCGTTGGTTCTGGCTGGGGAGACAATCGTGTTGCTTCTGGTGTTTACGCCGCAACAGGTAACGTAATTGCCTTTGGTCGTGATAGCTCTGGTCCAGTTGCCGCTTCTGGTGAATCAGTGGCTGCTGCTGTACTATCTTCTACTGTTTCAGGTGAAGGCGCTGGCACTGTTTATTTTGCAGGTGGTAATCAAGCCTTTGGTTCAGTTCCTGTATTTATTGGACCTGCATCTGGCCTACAAGTTACAACTGGTTCAGGTTTTGTAAACAGTGGTGCTGTATACAAACAGATTACTTCTGCTACAACCTTTAAGGTATACGCCAAATCTTCTGGTGATGCCACTGCTGTTTCAGGCGGTGTGTACATCTCACAAGCAGACAAAAATGCTGGTTTAACCGGTTACCTGTTTGTGGAAGTTTGCTACCTGGTTCCTGATAACGCCCCTGATTACAGTGATTTGGAAGCTTATCTTAATAATCGGACCGTCAGTTCGACTTAATTAGGGTAAACTAATACCAGAACACCTGGTACCCATGCTTTATCAACACACCAAAACCGGCGCTCGGATTAAAGTTATTAGTGAATGGGATAATGGCGAATGGTTCATGGTCGAAGACCAGGACGGTCGCCTTTATACCGTTTACAAGACTGAAATCAAGCCGGATGAGTCCGCTAATAAAACGGTTAAGACTCTACAGGTAAAAGATAAAGCAGCAAAGGAAGCACCCCGTGCCTTTCCCCCAGATCATCGCTTGAATCTTAATTCAGCAACCGCTCAAATGATTGCTGATCATATTAAAGGGATTGGTCTCAAGACAGCACGTGAGATTAAAGACATACAGATGAGTCTTTCTGGTGAAAAGTTCAGTAATCTAGATCAGTTAAAACAGATTAAACGTGTTGATTGGGACTCTGTATTTGCTGCTGATTTGGTACGTGTGTGATGTAAGCCCTGCTTCGGCGGGGCTTCTTCATTTTAGAATTGAAATAAAGTAGTAAAATGACAAATTCAGGTGGTAGGTTTTTTGTAGGCAATATTGGCAGTACTGGTACAGCCACTGGTCCTCATATTCATAAATATGT